AACACAAGAAGAATTAGAGTTATTTAAAAGTTACAGACAAGAAGCAAATAAACTTGCTGGAGCATTAGGTGAATTACATTTTCAACGCACCTTAATTGATCTAGAATTAGATAAAATTAAAGCTGCTATCCAAGCAAATACTAGTGCACAACAAACCCAACTAAGAGAGTTAGGTGATAAGTATGGAGACGGCTCAATTAACATTGAGACAGGTGAAATTACTAGCGTAGCAAGTAAGTAGAAGACTTCCGAATAATAAATTAGGTTTTGCCAACTACCTCAGCTATTTATTAGTAGAAATAAATTTATAAAATGGCAAATGAAGCTTTAATATCACCAGGTGTCTTCCTCATAGAGAATAACCTCTCTGCAGTATCTGCAGGTCCAATTACAGTAGGTGCTGCCTTAATAGGCCCAACTGTTATCGGTAGAATAAATAACCCAACTTTAGTAACATCGTATTCACAATACTCAGCTAAATTTGGTACAACTTTTATTTCTGGAGGCAGTATTCAGGAATACCTAACCTCACAAGCAGCTTACAATTACTTCCAACAAGGAGGTACTTCGTTGTTAGTGACTAGAGTAGCAAGTGGATCCTATACACCAGCTACTGCATCAGTAGTTAACTCTTTAGGTACTTCTGCATTTACACTTGAGACATTGTCTGTAGGTACAGTAATGAACAACGATGCAAGTGCAAGTACAGCAGTAAACGGTTTACTACCTTCTGGTTCTTCTGCTAACGTAAGATGGCAGATTACAGGTGCCAACACAGCAACTGGTTTATTTACTCTTCTTATTAGAGCAGGTAATGACTATACAGCAAATCCAAGTATTTTAGAAACATGGGCTAACGTCTCCTTAGATCCTAATCAATCTAATTACATTGCTTATGTAATAGGAGATCAAATTCAAACAGTATTAACTGACTCATCCGGTCAAGCATATTTACAGCCAAGTGGTAGCTACCCTAACCAATCTATGTATGTTAGAGTTAGATCTGTAGATGCCCCAACTCCTAGCTATCTAAGCCCAACTGGTCAAGCATATGCTTACTACACAGCCTCTATTCCAGTGAACGGAAGTGGATCTATTAATGGTTCATTTGGTAGTGGTAGTGGTCCTTTATATGGATTATATAACTTAGGTGCCAACGGTGCTGCTTTGAATATGTACGAAGCAATTCCTACATACCCGTCTACAGGTAGTAACCCAGCAAGTAATATTCAAGGTGTATTTGCATCTGATTATGATACAGCTATTAATTTGCTAGCAAATAAAGATGCATATCTTTACAATTCAATTTATATTCCCGGCGCCAATTATCAAAACGCAGCTACAGAAGTTAGTCTTTTATTAACAACTGTACAAAATCGTGGAGATGCTATTGCGGTAGTTGATATGGTTGGATACAATCAAGCAATTCAAACTGTGACAAGCAATACACAAGTATTTAACAATACTTATGGTGCTACTTACTATCCTTGGGTACAGATAAGATCAACTGAAACTGGTAGATTAAATTTTGTACCACCTTCAGCAGTTATTCCAGGTGTGTATGAATACAACGATGTAGTAGCTGCCCCATGGTTTGCTCCTGCAGGTTTAAACAGAGGTGGATTAGGAACAGTAATCCAACCTGAAGTTAGATTAACTACTAGCCAAAGAAACACTTTATACAGTGCTCAAGTTAATCCAATTGCAGTATTCCCAGGTCAAGGTGTAGTAGTATACGGTCAAAAAACTTTAACATCTCAACCGTCTGCTCTAAACAGAGTGAACGTAAGACGTTTGTTAATTGCACTTAAAAGCTACATTGGACAAATTGCACAAACATTAGTGTTTGAACAAAATACGACAGTAACTAGAAATAAGTTTTTAAATCAAGTAAATCCTTACCTAGATTACGTTCAACAGCAACAAGGTTTATATGCTTACAGAGTAGTAATGGACTCTTCAAATAATACTCCAAGTATAATTGATAGAAACATCCTTGTAGGTGATATTTATCTACAGCCAACTATTACTGCTGAGTTTATTCAATTAAACTTTAACATTGAACCAACTGGAGTAACTTTTGGATCATAATATAAAAACAAACGATGAAAAACAATACAAAAGTTAGATTACATTTATCCAAAGCATTATTTGAATCCCTTACTAAGCAAGTATTAGCTGAATCTAAAGATATGTCAGGTGGTGCTTATACCGAGGTGGTAAAAGAAAAGAAAAATCCTAAGTTTGATGCTTACAAGCAAAAGAGTGATCAACTTCCTACTGGAAAACAACATCAGACAAAAGCAGCAAAAGTAAATCCTGATGTTAAAAAAGCTGATGCTGAAAGAAAGATTAAGGAAGTAAATGCTATGAAAGACACTAAGCATATGCAAAAAATGGAAGAAAAAATGTCTTCTAAAAAAAAGATGGCAAAAGGCTTGTATAAAGAAGATATGGAAGAGACTCAGTTAAACGAAATAGATGTGAACACCATTATAGCAGCTGTTGGTGCTTTATCAATCGGATCATTAACTGCATTGATCATGAAGCTACAAGACCTACTAAAGAAAAAAGATCCAGAAGCTTATAAAAAATTACAAGGAGTTAGAAGCACAATGGGATCAGCTAACCCTGGTCTTGGTATTTAAGTTTTGTATCAGCAGATATTTATAAAAGAATTAAATTAGAACAAAATGCCAGTATTGGATCCAAATGAGATAATGTTTACGGCCTTTGAACCTACCGTTCAGAACCGTTTCATCATGTATATAGATGGTATTCCTTCATTTATGATTAAGAGTGCAACTGCACCAAATATCAACTTAAATGAAGTGAAAATCGACCACATCAACGTTTATCGCAAAATTAAAGGTAAGGCTGAGTGGCAAGACATGACCTTAAATTTATACAACCCAATCTCTCCTTCAGGCCAGCAGGCTGTAATGGAGTGGATTCGTTTATCACATGAATCAGTTACCGGCCGTGATGGTTATTCTGACTTCTACAAGAAAGATTTGAACCTATCAATCTTAGGTCCAGTTGGAGATGTAGTGAGTGAGTGGATTATCAAAGGAGCTTTTGTTAAAACATCAAACTTCGGTTCTTATGACTGGTCTAACCAAGACGCAATCACAATTGAATTAGGAATAGGAATGGATTATTGTATATTAAATTATTGAGTGCTGAATTACTACTTTTTAAGAACTCCTTACTATTTATTAGAAAGGAGTTTTTTTATGTTAAAGAGTTATTTTCAAATTATTAGAAAAGCCTTATCTGAAAACAGAATAAAAGGTAGTGTTTATTATGAAGCACATCACATAATACCCAGGAGTTTTAATAAAAAGTCTAGTACGGTTTTACTTACACCTCAAGAACACTATGAGTGTCATAGAATACTAGCTGAGGAGTTAGGAAAACATCCTATCTATGGACAAAAAATGCTATGGGCTTTTCATAGGCTTGCATACGATAAGCAAAGAAAGCTAACAGCAGATGAATATGCTGAAGCTAGATTAATTTTAATGCCTTTATGGAAGCGTAAATTTACAGATGAACATAAACAAAAAATATCCAAAGCTCAAAAGGGTAATACAAATAATAGCAGTAGAGTTTACAAAGGGATGAAATCTCCAATATCTGAAAAAGGAAAGCAAAACCTATCCAATTTAAGAAAAACTCAACAAACAGGTAAAACTGGGTTAGACGCTAAAGCAAGCAAAGGTGCGGTTATTTGCGAGTATGAAAACGGTACTAAAATAGAGGCTGGAAGTGCACTTCAACTAGCTGGCCTGACTAACTTACCCCAAAGTACAGTAAGCTATAGATTATGTAAATACCCAAACATAATGAAAAAAGGTTATAAAATATACTATAAAAGTTGCTAGGAATGCAAAACGGTTGTATCTTTAGGTCCTAAATTAAAAACAATGTCATTTTTACTGTTTGTATTAGTCGTAGTTATACTAGGCCTTTTTATAAGACTGTTTTGGTATCCATTACTGATTATGGTACTTATTATTAAGATTATAATAGGTATAATATTAAGTTCTGCACTTACTGCTATATGCTTTGAGTTTTTTACTTGGATTTTATCCAAAGGAGAATATTATGGGTCTTTTAGTACTTATTTTAAGTATGCTATGGTTTTTTTCACCGTTGCAACAATAGTTTATTACTGTATAATATCGGATATTATTGATATGGGAATTAATTTTATTCGATATGTTTTTAAAAAATAAGCTATAAAATCTGTTTTGTATATATTTATTAGTATATAACAAAATTAAGATTATGGCAGAAAAGTTTGTACTCCCTACAGAAACTATCGAATTACCATCAGAAGGTAAAGTTTATGACATTTTAAACCCACTCTCATCAGGTACTGTTGAAATGAAATACATGACAGCTAGAGAAGAGGATATTTTAACTAATATAAATCTACTAAGACAAGGTATAGCAAT